TCAGGCATGGCCTGAAAGGGCCGTACTGAACGTCCCAGGGAGGGCTATGCGATATGCATGCCCACTCCTTGGATCATAGCACGCATCGTGCTGATCATCTGCGCCGTACTGGCGACAGGTGGTTTCACGATCTTGCTCAACGCCGCGTTCCTGTCTAACTGTTTGGCAGGAATCGACGTTTTGCCAACAGACTGTTGGCCTTTCTTCCTCGACTATCACTCGTCGGGGGAGACCACCTACGGGGACCCGTCCCCCACTTTGGGGACGATAACCGTGGATGAGCTGCCACCGCAGCGAGAGGACACGTTGGTCGGTTTCTTTCGATCTCTCTGGCCCTTGTAAGGGGGCTTGAGATGTCTTGGAAATCGGTGACTCCAACGGGTCAGGGACTTGGGCCGTTGACGCAAACCATGTCTGCCGGTCTCGGCAACAAGGTGCGCTTCAACGCGAACCACTATGGGATTGGTGATGTCACTGTATCTTATACCAGTGGCCACTTCACCGATCACTACGGAAAGTCAGCAGGCATGAACGGGGTAACCCCGTCAGGCTTCGTGTCGACGCCGTGGTACAGAGGGGTGCAGAGGGTAACTTCTCTCCAAGGAGGGAATTTCTACACCAAAGCTAACCTTACCAGAGAGTGGTACAGGCAATGGGTGTGTCCGACTTGTCATCGGATGATTACGCCCAGAACCAGTTTCCCAGGTTGGGACAAATCGCTACGAACCTACCATGCACCTAACCATCTGGTTGAATCCAGTAAGGTCAAGGTCATGGAGCAAGTTGCCCAGAGAAAGTTCGATCTCTCTGAGTCTCTTGCAGGGGCTGTAGCGACGTACCGTATGCTCGACAGAGCAACGGGTACGCTTGCCATTGCGCTTCTTAATTTGCGCAAAGGCAATTTTGCCCACGCCGCCAGAGTGCTCGGTCGACCTCTCAAGAAGAGGTTGAAAGACCCGGCTTCGGCTTGGGTTGAGCTCTCGTACGGTTGGCGTCCTCTGGTGAATGACATAGCAGCTGGAATTGAGCTGTTAAAGGCTCAAATCCATGCAGCGTCTCTTGAGACGATGCACGCGAGTGCGACGTCAACCGAAGTGTTGAAGGGCGCAGGTGAGGCTTTCCTCTTGCCTCAACCGCAATTCAACATTGTACCTTTGCGGGTACTTTCGGAAGACAACAAGGTATCAGCCCGTACTGAAGTTTACTTCAGCGTCGATCCTAACGTGTCCAACCTTTGGACCTCCGTTACTTTCGACAATCCCCTTTACTTGGGGTGGGTTGCTCTTCCTTGGTCGTTCGCGATTGATTGGCTAATCCCCGTAGGGGATTGGCTGCTCTCTGCTACGGCAAACACCGGCTTTGTTTACAGGGGAGGTCACACGACCCATCGTCTGCAGATTCAGTCAGAAGTCGAAGGAACTACTTTCTCCTTCATAAATGACTACTGGCTGTCCTCGAAGCACAATCAGATGCTTCCGAGGTGCAGAAATGAGGTGATGGTGATCTCTAGAACTGTGAACTACTCCTGGCCGAAGCCGAGCTTGTATGTGAATACGAGCCCGTTTCGGTCTTCAACCCGAACCGCCAATGCGCTAGCGCTATTGGCCATTCAAGTCAAAAGGAGGTAGGTAATGCCTGCCATGACTTCGCTCGTCCTCACGGACAGAGCTACCCCGACGCCGGTGGACAAGACTTTTGTCCCCGTACGTCAAGACCCCGCCAGTGGTGTGTGGACCCTTCGTCAGTCGGGTACCGCAAACACGCTGGAGGCTGCTCAGCTCACGGTTTCCGCCCGCGAGAGCGGCGGCAAGTACCGTGCGCGTTTCGTTCTGCGCGTTCCGATCGTCCAGACGGAAACCATCAACGGCGTGAATAAGCCGATGGTGGCTCGGACGGGCTTCGCGGAGGTGTCGTTCACTATCGACATGGGGGCAAGCCCCCAAGAACGAAAAGACCTGGTCTCGATGATTCGTTCGGCACTCGATGCCAACGAACTTCTCGACCAGGGTGTGACCGACGCCGCCTCGTTCTTCTGAGGCGGTGAACTACTCCGGCCCGGGGAGAACCCGGGTGCCCTTTAGCGATGGAGAACCACGCTATGTCCGACTACCTCTTCTCTGACCACAGCGCTGACGCCCGTTTCGAGATCCTGGCAACAGTCGCCTATGGACCTGTTCCCAACTTTGGCCCCTACGCTTACGAGCGTATGGGCGAGGAGGAAGAGCAGATCTACGCGATCGCCATGGAGCTTGCGACGGGCTACGCCTTGGAGGGGGTTTACACACCCCTCTTCAAGTCCATTAAGCTGAAGCTTGCCTTCGAGCAGGCCTATGCTAATGGATGGAGCTGGATTAAAACCCAGCGCCTAGCTTGCGCTGTGCTGGTCGCCTTGGAGGACTGGGACGATGAAGGCCTTGACGGGTACATCTGTGGCAGTGCCACTGATGACCTGAATAGGATCCTGTCGTCTCTGACTTTCCGCGGCGTTCAGGGGTGAGGTTGTGAGGTGCAATATACTCCCAACCCTTACCTGTCGGTCGTTGATGACCGCTTCGACGAAGCGGTAATATTCGACCATACCAAGAAGAAGGGTAGATCAGCGCGTAAGTCCAGGAAGGAAAGCCGACCTGGATTGAAGCGCCTTGATCCGTCTCTTCACTCAGCAATCATCGGGGATTTGATGAACCTCCTTTCTGAGGATCCCTCGTATGAGGCACGCTACTTGGCAGAAACTATCCTGTCCAAGTATGTGGGGCCTGAAACGGACCCTGCTGACGTGCGAGCGTCACGAGCCATAGACAAATGGCTCGCGACGGAACTTAGGAACCGGAAGACCAATTGGCGCATCATCGACTTCGACCCGATCGAAAACGATCTCGATCTTGGTTGGGTCAAAATGAGTGCGTTGGTCGGAACGATCCGCAAGCTGATACGTAAGGTTCTCGGGGACACACCGCCAGATGAGTGCCTCTTCGGCACTTACTCGAACGGTGCCTCGACTTCCAAACGTAGGAAGCCAGGGGTCATCTTCCGAAAGTTCGCGACTCAAGCAGATGTTACCGCTGAAGCCTATGACACTGTCTCCCAGGTCGTTTCTTCCTGCGAGACGTGGAGGCTGATGCTCGAAGGCCGTGGTCAGAATACGCCACGTGTCGTCGAGGGTAACGTCTTGTTCACTGTGCCTAAATCCACCACAATTGATAGGGTTGCTGCAAAGGAACCCGATCTCAATTGCTTCGTTCAGAAGGGGATAGGCGACTTCATACGTCGCCAGCTCCGACTGAAGGCAGGGATTGATCTCAACAATCAATCCGTCAACAGGTCGTTAGCTGAGCTCGGATCTCGCGATGGCAAACTCGCCACGTTGGATCTTAGCTCCGCGAGTGACTCTGTGACTACACAGTTAGTGTATCTGCTTCTCCCGCCTGCGTGGGCAGTCCAGCTGGATGTCGTCCGTTCACAACGGACGATTCTCCCGGATGGTACCGTGCACTTCAACGAAATGTTGTCGAGCATGGGAAACGGCTTTACGTTCGAACTGGAGAGCTTGCTCTTCTGGTCGATCGTTAAGGCCGCCTGCTTTCACTCAGGTATACGGGGACGAGTCTCGGTATACGGGGATGACATCATATGTCCCTCGTCAGCCGCCGCGCGTATCGCTCGCCTGTTCAACTGGTTCGGCTTCTCTGTTAACAAAGAGAAGTCGTTCTGGAAGGGCAGGTTTCGCGAGTCTTGCGGTGGTCACTATTACCGAGGTAAGGACGTGACGCCTTTCTACGTCAAAGAGCCAATCGCCACAAACGAGAGGCTTGTCCATTTCCTAAACCGGCTGAGAAAATGGTCCTCAGTCGGATTACTCCGTGTAGGTTACTACGAGCTGTGGGTTAAGTACTCGCAGTACGTGGATACACGCCTTCACGGAGGGTGGAACGTAGATAGCCCGTACGCATTAGTGTCGCCGGGTAAGCCAAACTATCGGCTGAAACCGAAGACACTGCCTCTGCCTCCCTCCCTGCTAGCCTCGCGGCGACCAGGGTGGATCGGTTCAGAGGTCGTGTTTACGGAACAGGATGTCCTCCAGTTAGGAGGCTACCTGTACGCGTTGCGCACGTTTGACGGCCGTGATCCTCGCTTCGTCATCCACGACGTGGGTGGCGAGCTTGGTGAGGTGTTCTTCGAAGATCCGCTCGGCGTCTCTCGGGACACAGTCCTGAGGGTCGTTGGGTGGACCTCCGAGAGGAACACAAGGCCGTCATGGCATAGTGGGCAGATTCCGATGTTCCCTGAGGAATATTGGAGTCCGTGAACACTGCAAACTTCTGCAGTCCGGCATCGCGCCGGTGGGTATGAC